TCTGGGTATACAGGGCCTTTAGTGGGCCCAAAGCAAGGCATTCCTGGTAAACAAGCCATTTATAATAGTTTTATGGGATGTACATGATATAGTAGCACGCAAGCACAGGAGGAATGTTATTGTGAGACTGACCACCACCTGTTGGGTCATTAGCCACACCTACGAAGATTCCTGTTTGTTTCACGTCTGTAAGACCTACAGTGGCTGTAGTGCCTGTTGTATTAACAAGGTCATATCCAAGATTTCCACCTGTAGAGTGTCCTGCAGCAGCTGTGTGTGTAGAATCTAATAGTGTGCTAGTATCGCCAGGATTGGCAATGAAGTGAGTGTGTCCAGGATCTACAAATGTAGTGACAGCTGTGTGCGTGTGAGAAGGAATTTGAGCTGATGTAAGTGTAACAGTGTTAGCTCCTGTTATAGTGTTGAGAGCATAGTTGGGGTTACCAGCAATGCTTGGATCAACAGCAGGGTTGAGAGCTCCACCCCCTGGTACAGCTTGGATAGCTCCTACAGGAATTCTTCCACGTTTATCAGGTGTGCCATTAGCACCGTTACATAGATAGATGTCTTCAAACCCGTTAGCAGGTATACCTATACCAGCACCATCAAAGTTGGATAGAGATCCATAATATTCCACCACTGTGTAAGGCACCATTCTGTCTTTGTATTGTACCACAGGAGCTGGTGTACAAGCTGCTACAAGAGCACAGAGTTCTGATTTCTTTACATAGTTGGTCTCAACATCTATTACAAAAGCATCAAAGTCATCTATTAATGTGCAGAGCTTTGTAATAACAGCCTGAAGAATATTATGTGTACCAGATGTAGGCGTTACACCATCTAGACAGTCCACTGTGTAAGGAGCTTCAATTACAGCTATATCAGCTACAATAGCATCGATTTGCTCTTGTAAATCACAAGCAGCTTTGATGAGAGCAATGAAAAGATTTGTAGCGTTAAGATCTTCACAATCAGGAAGATATTGTTGAACTAACGCACAGATGATTTCTGGATCAATGGTGGGCTTAATTCCTGTACCATCTAAAGCAGCAGTGAGAAAAGTGATGAGAGCTTGCTCTACATAAGATAGAGAGTCTCCATTTTGAATACCTAAGAGAGGAACATCCACTCCTGTATATCGTACGCACTGGTCTGAAACTATTTCAGCACAGCCGTTAAAACAATTAGAACAGTTCTTCGTAGACATCTATTTTGATTTTAATTTGTTCAAAAACGAATCAACATATATTGTGGTGGTAGTACTAGTGGTGCTGGTGGTAGGCACAGGATTGGGAGGGACACAGTTGTTGGGATAGTAATAAGTTACCATCTCTTCAATGCAACAGTCACAAACTGCTCCCCAAATCATTTGCTTATCAACAGTTTAACTCTACTAGCAATCATTTCCACCGTAAAACATTTTGCATAATCTGGATTACAAAACTTGTACGTAAGGATACGTTTGTAGTTTAATAAATCCAGAATAGCTCCCGCTGGGACAGGTTGGTTTAGAGAGAACACGACATTATTGTATAGGTTGCTTGCAAGCTTCTTCAGCTTACAATCAATATCATCCAGCAATGCTGGGATGGTACTACAAGCTACACAATCTGTTAATCTTGGAGATAACATGTTTAAAGCTTTCTTTTACTTTGTTAAGTTCTGCGTTACAGGCTGCACAGAGTCCATTTATTAGTTGACACCCACAGCCAAATTTAGCTCCGCATTTTCTGCAGCTTGCCATATTATTGGAAGTTTAATACATAGTTGGTTCCAGAACACCCACAGTTGTTCTTGATGAAGTTGTTCAACATCATGTTAGCTTGATTATAAAGCTTATTTGATTCAGCCACAGCACAGTTGTTTGCAGCAGCAATAGCGCCTTGGATGAAGAAATAGATGGTGTTGAGATCAACCTTTTGCTGGGTTTTGATAGCCCTATCACACTCCATCATGTCTAGCTTCATAAAGGCCTCATCAAACTTCTCTTGTAGCTGCTCTACACGAATGATTGTTTTCTCAACAAAGTTTTCGTAAGCAGGAGCTACAGTGTATCTTAATTTGTATACACCATCAGGAAGAGGAAGAAGAGGCTGACCAAATGTTGTTAAGCCAAGAGATAGAGAGTTGAATATGTTAAAGTCATTAACGTTGAACGGAAGACTAACCACATCAAAACCAGGAACTGTAATCTCAATAGTGGGAGAGGAAACAACAGGGGGATTAGTGGGATAGATGGATGCATCTGCAATACCCAGTGTAAGGGTGTTGTATGTAGGCACCACCAGTATATCTAATTGTAAGGCCATGTTGTTTAAATAAATAAGCCAGAGGATCTGAGTTTTAATCCTCTCACCTCTGGCTTAGGTTAATATGATATTGTTTGCTAGCTCTCTACTATTACGGAATCAAAGTAGATGTTGTAGTAGTAGTTGGCCAAATCGTAGTGGTGGTAGATGTGGTTGTTACACATGAATTGTCACCAGGAATTGTACCAAGAGCAGCAGTGAGAATAGCACTCACATCAGTGGCTTCAGCAGAACCATTTTGAACAGCAATGATTACAGTGCTATCTTCCATGATGTAGTCACCCCACTGATAAGCGGTTTTGTCATACTCATTGAAGCGGATGTAGAAAGTGTCATAGTTAACACCATCACTCACCCAGCTTTCAAAGTTTTCGTTATAACCAGCCATTCTGTAAAGGTGCTTCAAGTATCCAGCTTGGTAGCTGTAGAAGTTCTTCTCTAATTGAGCAATCTCTCCAGATGTACCGCTTGGGTAAGAAGCACGCTGAATAATAGTGGCATCAGCTACAATGTTACAAGCATCAGCAACGATGAAGTCAGCTGTGGTTGCAGGACCATTGTACACGAATGTACGGAACCACATACGGTCATACTCCCAAGGGAATGCAGCAACATCACAAGGCTGGCCATACTTAGTCAGAGGCTTACCAGTGATACGCAAGATAGCATTCTGATCATTTCCAATACGCTGGAACTGATAGAATGTGTTGAAAGAAATGTTGTCAGGGTTGTTACCTGGAGCAGCAAGTTCTAATTGATAGATGAACTGATCGATAAGAGCAGGTACATCTACAATAGTGCAAGGATCTCCACCACAATCGCAACAAGGAGCCTGTACAGTTACACTACGAGTGAAACCGTTAAAATACAGAGTGTCAATGTAGCTAGAGTGTGCACGAAGTGTAAGGGTAACAATGTCACCACACTGTACATTCCAATTAGATACATCAGTCACCTGTGTAGCGGCTGTAGGGCAACCAGTCACCTTGTAGAACTCTGTAACGTTAGAGTTACAGTTTGCTGTAGGGCAACCTTTGATTTTATCTGAACGCTTAGAGCCTTGCAGATAAGTGTTTGTACGACCTTGAGCTACATAGAAGTAGGGAGAGGCAGCGATGTTGGCAGCAGTGGCAACTGTATAGTCACTCTTGAAGAAACCAACTTTGCCTGGGATTAGATCTTGCGTAGAACCGCTACTGGCAATACTGGCATTTGATCCAGAGCCAACAGGAACCACGAAGAGCGTAGTTAATGAAAAATCGGCCATTTTGTTTTATTTTAAATGTTAAAAAATTATTCGTTTGTCTGAATTCTTAGTATGGAGCTTTGTACAGCAGATTGATTCTCAGTGTACATAGCTAAGTTCTGTACTGTCAAATCTAGTAGTTCATCTTCTAGATATAGTTCAAGCTCACAGTCTTCATCAAATGATGGTTGGCCATCTAGCATTACATATCCTGTCTTATTGATATACTTAGGATATCTCATGTAAGACATATATATCTTGCTCGGAGTGAATGTACCATCTGTAAAGATGGATATTTCATCTGTCGAAAGGAAGTTGAATGTCTCTTGATATTCAAAAGAAGGCTTGTAATGGTCGTTATTCAGGATGAACTGAAGGTCACCATGTTTAGCCAAGTCTCTGTTAATCCAGATCTTTCTGTCCTTACACACCCCTTTGTCAGCTAGTATATAACTATCAATATAGAACATATACTTAGGAACAAGTAGGTGCAGATTAGCAAACCATTGATTTAGTTCAGCGTTCTTGAGAGTGAGATCAAGAGGTTGGTTATTATAAGTGACAACCAAACTTTGGAGGTCCTCATAACGCTTCTTAAAGGAATCTAGTCCTAACCCACTAACCACACTTATTCCATCAACCTTCTGCTTTATCAGCTTGATCTGTGCCTCATTAAGAGCCAAGATCTTGTCTTCGAGGTTGATTTGCTGATGAACGTTGGTTGATAGTTTATTTAGTCGTTGATCGATTTTATATAATAAACTATCTACAGGTATCATACTGAGGCCAGTTTCTTAGTTTTTAGCTTGCCTTCGAGAGTCAGAAGCATGTCCTGATTATCATCGTCAGCTAGCAATTTAATTAAATCATCTTCATCCTTGGCCACTTCAAACTCTCCCTCATAAATCTTTCCACTAGGTTTGAGTCTATATATTGAGTGAGTGAGAGCTTGTTTAACCAAGTCTTTAATATGGAGTAAGTTTTCTCTCATGTCTGCATATCTGTTAAAAACTTCCACAGGAGAGAGTCCTTGGTATTTACCAGCCTTGAACTCTGTCTGTTTCAACAAGTTATCAACTTGGTTATAGACAGCTTCTTCTGTTGTGTTATCTGTAACAGGCAGTCCCAACAAACGTGCAACCTTCTTCTTCTTATCAGGAGTCATACTGTCAAACTTGACAATAGCCTTGTTGATGAGTTGTTTCTTCTTGAACAGTACAGCATTCTCGATTTCATCATCAGCCACATAGAACTGTGTGTCAGCAGGAAATTCACCACGCTCCCACGCTTGATAAGAACTTGCAATGGTAGGGTGAACACGGAGCCAAGAGAAGGCTAATTCTTGTAAAGGAATAGAAAGGTCAAAATAGTTGTCACCATCTACGAGCTTTACAGGTTGTACGTGTAATGTATCATTTGAAGAAGTGGATAATCCATAGTTCCAGAAACTAGAACGAGGACCTAGATCAATATCTCCCAGAGCAGACTCTAATTTCTTTCTTAATTCTGTTACACGTTCAGTTTCCATTTCTCTTTCCAGAGGATCTTGGATTCTACGGATGTAAGCAGCATTAGGATCAAGTCCTGTTCTATACTGTCCATCGAGCTCCTTGTAGGGATATTTGAAAACCCCTGTACCAGGAATACGTGTTAGGCCTTTAAGTGAAAGACCACCTTGCATTGTCTGCAACTGAGAATTATTATAATCCTTCTTTAATGTTGAGATTTTTCCAATCTTACCCATATGTAGTTGTTTTATTTGGTTTTATTTGCAGAGATGTGAGGACCGAACCTCTAAGCAAATGGGAAATAGCCCCATTTCTCATCTCTGTAGTTTGAGAAGGCTCCCCCACTCTGAAAGTGGGGGGCATTCCTTCTCGGTAGGTTATAAGAACAGCCTTAGCTGTAGTCTTATTAGAATTGTGGGATTTCTTCAATCAACACTGTACGAGACAGGTCTTCAATGAATACATCACAACGATCCTTCATCCAGATTTCGTATCCTGGGAATTTGTTCGCAGAGCTCATACCCTGAGACTTAGCAAAGCCTAAGTGGTGGCGAGTTCCATCGATATATCCCCAAGTCATAGAAGGAGCACCCTTCATACGCACCTCACGGATGTTGTTAACCAAAGAACCGTCAGACATTGGAGACACATCAAATACCATAAATACTGGTGTGCTCTTCTTGTTCTGTCCAAATTCTAGGTTAGATTGAGGAAGGTCAAGTTCTTTCAAGTGAATAAGTTCAACACGACCAGTTTCACGTGTAACCATTGCATCGAATGCAAAGTTGTAAGTGATGTGTTGTCCTTCTCCTTGCATGTAACGGTTTCCGCTATCAGCCATGAATG